ATATAATAAGTAAAGCATATTTGAAAAGGTATGTTATTATCTGCTCCATATCCTGCCGCCGCCGCCAATGCCCCTGCCGTATCATCTTGAAATAATCCAGCGCATATTACTGTACCGCCGCCTTTAGAACAATTAAATACAATATCTATTTTTAATAGGTTAGTTGCGCTTACAGGAGTAAATGCTTTCTGCATATACTGGTCGCCCTCGGTTTTCTGAGGAATGCTGTCATCATAAGGCATTGCGGTAGTACCAGAAGCTGTCGCCCCCCAAGCAAGGTTTACACTTGGACCAAAAGTAGAGTCTGCTTGATTATTCACAACTTGAACAATCATACCTGCTGGAAATGGTGTTAGTAGAGCAGCACTAACAGCAGGTAATTGACTTGAAGCATTTAAGACTACTACTCCATTCGCTGCATTAGCGGCAGCAGTTGCCCCCGTACCACCATTGCCTACAGCAAGAGTACCTGTAACACCTGTAGTTAGAGGCAAACCTGTACAACTTGTAAGAGTGCCAGAAGAAGGAGTACCTAATACTGGTGTAGTCATTATAGGAGAAGTTAAGGTCTTATTCGTAAGTGTCTGCGTTCCATCGTTTGTAGTTATCTCACCCGCACCGTTAGTTCCGGCAACGTGTTTACCGTCTACTTGGTCGGCATTCAGATTGGTAGATACTGTAGTAGAAGCAATGGTAAAAGGTGCTGTTCCTGTAGCCACATCACTCTCAAAGGTCTGTGCCCTAATCTCGACTGCTCCAGCATCCCAATTTTGGGTTTGTGCTGGTAGATGTGTTAACAGGTAATCGTGTGACGTTACTACCACAGACGAGTCTATACCTACCTTGTCTTCAAGAGCCTCTATTGTGTCTGCGTTGTTATTATGATGTGCCGCTATGACTGTAGTTGTATTATCTACAACATCAGACATAGTTTGTTTGGTGGTAGGATAGGTAGTGCTCATTTATCTTTCTCCTTTAAGTATTTAGACTTTTCCTTAATAATGTTTGTCATATCAAGGTTAGGTCTTAGTTTCTTATCTGGTAATTGTAATAACATAGGGTTCTTTCCGTCAGTACTATCCGCAAGGTAAATTATATCTTCTTCGTTCTCAAAGATATAGACATTGGCAAGGATGTAATTCTTAGTAGTTGATATCTTCTTATTACAATAAGGACATATTCCCTTCTGCCATTCCCATTCAAAAGGTATTTTGGTATCCATTATTACTTCTTTACAGGTATATGGTTTCTTGCTTCTGCTTATATCAAATCTTTTTACCATTCCTATTTTATACATATTTCTCCCTATGTTATCCACGCTGGTACTAAACCATATGCACTCGTTGGTGGAGTAAAATCAGCCGTCCATCTTGCTATGCCTTTGGAGATACGGAGTTCGTCTATCCAGCCGTTGAAATAATTCGGCCCGGCAGGATTAGCTCCAATAGTTAATACTGCCGCTATATCTCCGACATCGTTAGTGCTTATTGGCGTAGCTGCCGATAGGGTATGAGCAACGCCATCTATAAACATTAAAATACTTGTAGTGCTTCTTACTATTGCGATATGATACCAAGTATCCGTAACGCCTGTCCATGCCGAAGAAGAAACATATTGTGCTTTGGTTGAGCCATCATCTACGAACACAATATTAAATTTTTTATCAGCCCCCAAACTAACATACCATCGGTTACTGCTATCTTCGTATTGAGCGATTATATGTTGGGAAGACGCTCCAAAAACGGCGAATCTCACCTGAAAATCAATTGTAAAATCACCCGTGCCAAAGTTCCAATCTGCACTATCGGGTAAGGTTACATAGTCCGAATCACCATCTAAAAGTAATGATGCTGTTCCAAATTTCTTTTGTGCTGTATCAAGTTGGGCTGTGCCTGCGAAAGTATACGCCCCCGCTATCGGGTCGGTATAGGCGGTTGCGGCATCTGCGCCATCGAAGGATGATTGTATTTTAGTATAAGAGTCATATCCCGGTTGCAATGTCTGACCTGCAGTTCCTATTGGTATTTTAACCCAACTATAACCATCATAATATGTTAAATCTCCCATAGTGGCGGAGGATGGTAACTCTGTTGGTAATGTTTCAAACGATGGAGCGACCCCAGCACCACCACTTGTCAATACTTGTCCATCCGTTCCTATGGCTATTTGAGAAAGTGATGTAGTAGTATCAGCATAAGGTATTAGATATTGCGTCCAAGATGATTTGCCAGTTCCACCATCTGCTATAGCAACGTCAGTTCCACCAGCCCTATAAACTATGGAGTATGTTCCGGGAGTTCCCAACGTAGTGCATAATTTCAGTTCTCCCCCATGACATATCAAATCACCTACTACTGACTCACCAGTAGGAACATCGGCTTTATTATATAATCTTATATCGGCATAAGCCGTTCTATCAGTCTCTACAGAAACAACTGGCTTAGAAGCATTGCCTATGTAAAAACTTACCCCAGAACCATATTTACTTCCATCTCCATATACAAAATCATTATATATACTACCCCCGCCAGTTTCATTGAAAGCAAGACCATCATCTGTCAATGATAAGTATGGTAACATATCGGATGTTCTAAAATTATTTGATATTATAGTAGTATCTATTATAGTTCCAGATAGTATATTACCACTAGAAAATATCGGAGCAGAACCATCTGTAGGTAATTTAAATACCTGACCTAATGTAGAGGAATACCCAGTTAACCCACCTATATCCATTTTAACTCTATTTACTGTAGGGTCAGCCGAAGTTTGAACTGTGCCTGCTGTTAGTGTTCCTGCGGTTACAGTCCCAAGATTAGCGGATATAGAAGATAGCTCAGCAACACTTATCTTAGTGGAAGTAACTGCACCAGCATATAGCTTTTCAGTTGTAATTGCCTCTGCTAAAATCTTATCTGATGTAACAGCATTACTTGCAATATCGTCGGCAGTTATAGAATTAGCAGATATATGACTGGAGTCTATAGCATCAGCGGCAATCTTTGAGGAAGTAACTGCTCCCGCTTCTATTTTATCAGCAGTAACACTTCCTGCCTGTAACTTAGTAGTCGTAATAGCATCCGTAGCGATATTATCCGCTATAATCGTATTAGCCGCAATCTTTATAGAGGAAACAGCACCCGCAATAATCTTATCTGCTGTAACACTATTCGTAGCAAGGTTAGTAGCAGTAATGGTTTCAGAAAGTATCTCACTACCTGTAATACTATCTAATACTATTGTAGATAGTAACCCATTAAGAAGTACGGGGTCCCACTTCTCTCCATAAGGATATGCACTAACTAACTGAAGACTACTCATTTCTTTTCCTCTACTACTTCTGGTATCTTAGGCTCTTGCTTCTTCTGTACTATCAACTGCTCAACAGCCTGCAATTTCTTCTGGGTATCATTAGCTCGAACTAATAACTGATAAGCAAATGACTCCAGCTCTGTTATGGTACAATCTTTTAATAACTTTCCCTGTTTTTCCAATACTCTCACCCCCTTACGTTCTCTTATATCCACACGGTCTGGCGAATATCGTATATTCACCTACTACTAATTGTTCTGTAGCTGTTCCTGTAGTTTGGTATCTAAGTTGTAAGTCATAAAACCTGCCAAGCCCTTTAAGTCCTATCTTTTCGCTCGCAGTAGAGGTTGAGAGTACCGTCGCTGTGCCACCGTTTATAAGACCTGATACTACTACATTTGTCGCAGTACCGCTTAATATCTTTAGGTCTACATAATCTCCTATCTTCTGGAACGGGTAGTCAAAGTCAAATCGTTTAGTATCTTCCCGATAGTCTATGGCGGTAGTAGCGTCAGTATAAGCAGGCCCGGTAAAACACTTATACACTTTCCCATTTACTACATCACCATACATAAGTATTTCTTCTTCATCAGCAGTAGCGGCGACTACCTTTTCTACATGGATAGCGAAACACCCTACATTCCAACCTGTATAGACCGACCAGCCTTTTACGGTTAGGTCATAGACTAATACCATGTTATTATACGCAGTAGCACCAGTAGGCACTGCTACGTACAGTTTATTATTATGCACTATCATCTGTGCTCTTGAGATATAATCAAAGTTTATAGTATCCCAGATACTCTTTATTTCCCAAGATAACGGAAGTTCAGGAGCGGGGGCGTTAGACTGTATTACTCTTACTCCATCTCTTGAAAGATAGAATATAGAAGCTCCCCAAGCCGCAGTACAGTTATATGCCACACACCCATGTTCTAAATCTACAGGTCTTAAGTTCCAGTAAGAAGCAGTATCACCCTGAACTAATAACTCGTGGATAGAATCTTCCTTAAATATCAAAAGAGATGATTCCATAAAAGGTCGCATAGCCATAACATCTGTACCATCTCCTGAGTAAACTTTAATTACTTGGTTAGTAGTATCCCAAGTTGTAGGGTCTATGACATTAGAGTAATAAACAAAGTCAGGGTTAGAAGTAGTATTACCTATCCAAAGTCTATTCTTAAAGTAGGACATTACTTTACCTTTAGGGGCAGTAGCATACTCGGTCATTGATGTTCCATTATATCTATAAACACTATCAGTACCATTAGAACAGTAAACCGACCCCTGTGCCTCGTGTATAGCTTGGGGATAAGTTGCTGCGGTAAATATATCCGACCCTGGAACATCTACCCAGCTACCAGAAGTTTCTAAAGGAAGTGTGGACTTATAAAACCTCTTATTCGTAACCATACACATCCGAGAAGCGACACCGCCTGCTTTAAGATAGCATAGCCCCATTACAGGAACGGCAGCAGGAGCAGTTAATACGGCGGTAGTTCCTAACCTCATAGCTTTCTTCCCAGGAGAAGCCAAGTCTACATTATACAGTAACGCACTCTTAGTATTATCCATTTTTATAGGATTACTTCTGGAGTCCATACCTTGAGTTTGAGAAACATTAACAAGTAAAGGTTTAGGTCTTAACATTAATCCCCCGTAACTCCTGAATAAGGTGTACTGGTTCTACCATAATCTAATTCCATACTTTCTGGTTGAAACTGCTCTATTCTTCCAGGTATCTGCTGGTCAGCATATAACTCTTGTACTTGAGCTACCCAGTTTTGTTCCTCTGTTTCCCAGTCTTGTCCGTCTTCTTTAAGTGCGTCTACATAAGCACCTTGAACTATTTCGTTACAACAGTCTAAGATAGGAATGTCATTATTGTTAATCATCGGCTGTAATCTTCTTGAATAGAATAATCTCCAAGTCGGTTGTGTGGCACTGTCTGTAGGTAAAGGATTTACTTCATACCACCTATACTGTGTAGCTATTTCAAATGGGGATATAACGGTTAATACAGTAGTAGAAGTCTTACCTGTTACTGTTACATACCCTACCACAGTTTTAATAGTCCCATCTGAAGTACCTATAGATATTGTAAGTCTTTCACCATCATCATAGGTATTAGTAGAGTCTACGGCAGTAGTACCATTAAGTGTTATATCCTCTTGAGCTATTACACCGCTTACTAAACCGCTTACTCTTACTATCTGATTAGTCTTTTCTGTAGATGCATTACTGGAAGATACCACGGTAATCTTCTCCCCAGTAGTACCACCCGTAAGAGCCTTAACATAGTAAGTACCTATAGGATAACACATCGTTGGGTCGCCAGTCTGAACATTATCCTCATGGTCCATGTCTTTTGCACGATTTCGTACATAAGATTGGACATCTTTAATATTAATAGGCATTGAGTTAGTCTGGTCAAATATAACCCATATCTTATCTATAGACGCATCCATAGCATACGCTCTTTGAGAAGCCACTATATCCATAGTCTGGTCACCTAAGTTTTCCTCAAAAGGAAATCCTCGAATAATCCTATGATATCTCTCGTTAATCCAATTCTTAGATTTAGTAAGAAGGTCATTAACACCAGTATTAGTACTGGTATTCTGTATCTTCTCTCCTATTCTCCGTTGCATTTCTCTATAAGTTATTAGCATAGTAAGTCCTTTACTCTATTATTTATTGCTTTTTCTTCCACTTCAATTTCATGAAGTGCCTGATAGTAGTCCCCGTCCTGTGTTCCTTTATTCCCATAATCCCATAGAGTTGATTGTGTCCGTCTTATATAAATCTGATATGCTCTCTCCTTTACTCTGTCCTCAAATGTTTTTTCCATCACTTTTCCTCAAGTTTCCATTCTATTCTTGACAGTCTTTTATCTATATTTGTAAGGCTGTGGTTGGCGACTTGTGCCAAGTTTTCTATCTTGGAGTCATTCCTGAAATAGCACCAAGTCGACCAAGTAAAAGACGCTACCGTAAATACTGTTAAAAGGAAAAAAGCTATCTGCCACTTACCGTTACTTTCCGTCATTTTTAACCTCAGGCAACGGCTCTGGTTCTATTTTTTTCCTTATTAAGTCGTTAACAACTTGTAGGTTTTTTTGTGTATTTTCTAACTGTGCTATTAGGTCATACCCTATAGCTTTTAGTTCTGTTACCGAACAATCCTTTAACAACTTGCCTTGCTGTTCCATTATTCCTCCACTATTCCAAGTTCATCCATTTTATCCAAAATACTTCTTAACTTCGTAATCTGAATATCCGCTTGTGCTTTATCCGCTTCGTATGACTCTATCTCGGCTTCTATGTCCTTTCTGTTATATTTTCTGGTTACTATTTTCGTATCAGTTTCCTGTATTTCATGGTCATTTAGTTTTGTGTATTCCATATATATCCTTTCTGAAAATTCCTGTTTTTGTATCCCGCATACAGGACAATATTAAAGCGGTTGTGAACAATATTATAGTTACTATAGGTATTATGTTATACACTTATAGTGCCTCGCCAAATTTATTACTTGTGTAATGCACTTCTATATGCACAACCAATGGCTCCGCAACTGGATTACTGCCGTCATCTAATGCTACCCTATCCAAAGTAACGCCTATCAAATCTCCTGCTGTTAAGGAAGCACTTGATATTACTCCCGCTGAAGATGATGTTAAATAGTATGCCGTAGCAGGTATATCTTGGTCACCATAGTCTATTGTTCCTGTATGGGTAGGGGCGTTAATCGCTTCTGTTTCACCAACAGGAGTTGCACTCCACCTTGCTCGCCATTGCACCTCACCGCTACCCGTTGCGTATGCTTCGTTTATTGCCCAATAAATAACTAATTCAATGTTAGTAGAGCTATCCCAGTCGTGTGGCACTTCAAAACTTATTATAACATCATCATTTATCCCAAAACTCCAGCCGTGATAATTTCCTACGTTTACTTCTGTCGCACCCGAAGCACCCGGTGAGAATGAAGTCGCTATAATTTGAAATTCTTTTTTTGTCCTTGCTGTGCCAAATTGAGTGAGTTCTCCGTCAGCGGCAAAGTTTGTATAATTAGTAGTGCCACCGTCGCCTATTGCGGTAGCTTGTCTTAGTCTTATTCCTGTTGTCGCTCCTATATCTACATATCCGTCATTAAGTGAGTCTATATATTCATTCCCGTCTGTTTGGGTAAGGTATATGGCGTTAGTGAGTTGTAATATTCCAGCACTATCAATCCTAACCCTCTCCACCCCGCCAGTCGTAAAGCCTAATATATTTGCGCCTGCTCGGAACATACCCGTATCATTATCGTCGTTGAACTGGTATGTTGCATAAGTTGCGTCTCCATTAAGTCGGGTTATCCTCGCCCCCCCTGTAACTTGTGAGGTTATAACAGAGGCATCGATACTCCATCTTAAAGCCCCTGCCGTAGCAATATTAAGCACATCGTCACTACTCTCAAAAAATCCAGTATCGGCATCGCCGAAACCTACTTCGGGGGTACCTGCGTCGTTTTCAGTGGGGACGATTATCCTCTTATTAACTACAACATCTTTGTTATTTTTAAGTCGTAGAATTTCATTAACTACTGCCCCAGAGTTATAATTACCAAAAACCATATCCATATTGTTGTTTCCGATGGCTATACTTTGGATGTAGGTCCCGTCATCGGAAGTTATGGCTGAACCCACCGTCCCTGCCCAATTTCGGAAACGGAGCATTGCGTAGGAGTTAGCTATCTGTCCCCAATTCTGAATGTCTAAGACTGCCGAATTACCTACCGTTCTGACATCAATCGCAGAATTGTCTTGGGTAACTTTGACCGTTGTAGGGACATAGAGTTCCGCCTTAGCGGAGTTAGCGGTGATAGTATCGTGTCCGTAGAGATAGAGATAGTTTTGGACTTCACCGCCTAATGCGGCGGCACGCACTCCTCTAATCATCATCCCCTGTAAATTATCGGTAGATGAACGAGACCATTGATATACAAGGTTATTATCTATCGCTGACAGGACGCTCTCGTTTCCCCCTGTCCCACCCATGCGGAATGTGCCGGAATCCGTATTTCCGAGTACCAATTCCCCCGCGCCATTACAAAGTATCCGTCCGTTATTAGGCAGATATACTGTAGCGGGAGAGCCTGTAGGGGTGATATATAACGCTCCTGTATGGGTAAGGTAGCCGGATGAGTCTATGGCGAATTGGTTAGATGAGCCACCTTGGATGGTTCCGAAATCTCCAAGACCAGAGGTAACTATATTAAAAGAGCCTGTCTTGTTGCCTGTAAGACCTGTTTGGGCAGTAGCGGTGAGCCAGTATCTTAAATCTTCAACTAAGGTATCATTTATACGTTCTATATCCATTAAATAATGTTTATCCGATAGGCACTATCTGACACATGAGTCAGTCTTATCTTTTTAATATCCATCCTGAGAAAGGATACTTTCTCGCCAGATTTAATAGTAAACTTATCTCCGTATGAAATCCCATCTCGTGTAACATCACATTGAAGTTCTCCTGAATCTACAATAATATATCCGTCCTGAACATAATGACCTAAGTCAGTATAAGCATCTATTACTACAGGACTATCTCCCACAACAAAGGAAGTATCTTCATAGGTCTGATTAAGACCTTGATAACTACCCTCTCTAGTTTGGAGATTACCAAACTGGTCTACTTGGGCTTGAAAACCCTCATTATTATCTCTTGTACTATCATGACCTATAATACGGATGGGTTCAGCGATTCTACACCTCTCTTTTCAATATTCTTTATAACAAATGCTCCAATAATAAAAGCAATAGTTATCCATAATCTTTGTATCTCAAATGGATATTCTATAAAACACAGAAGTAACAAAGCTACAATACTTTGAGATTCAATAGTTCTATCTAAGTTCTTAATAGTATAATGTAAAATATATCCGAGCCACAAAAGCCCTAAAATACCTATTCCTAATACAAACTCAATATAGTCATTACTTATAAAGAAATTATCCATAGGCTTAATGCTATTATGTCCTATACCTAATCCAAACATCGGATTAGAAAAGAATATACTTATAGCTTCTTTCCAAGTTACTAATCTATGACTAATTGAAGTTATTATCCCAGTTCCTCTAAATATAACTGCATATATTATTCCCATACTTACTAGAATTAGAGTAATAACTTTATTCCATAAAATAGTAAACATAGGAATTATAGCTAACGCCGATTTCTCTTTAGTAAATATTGAACATAAAAGTATAATTAGAATATAAGACCCAGTAAAACTTACTACTATAGGAAAGGTTATTACTAAATATGACATAAGCCTTGGAGCATTCCCCATAATTCCCCCAAGGTCTATATTATCTAATATAGGATTAAACCCCATTAACTGTGATATAAAAATAATTAAGTTTATAACAACAGCATAGGCAATAAACTTATAACATGATTTATAATCCTTACAAAATCTTACTATAGTTGATATAGCAAATATGAACAAGAAAGTGTTAATAAGTTTATTCATACAGATAACATCATAATTTCTCATCATGACATTAAGTATGCTTATTCCCAATAGTATTGCAGAAGCCTTATAAGGAAATTCTCTTACAGGTTTATCAAACATACTGGCAATAAATAAAAGCATTACGCCAATATGAAAAAATGATATATCCCATCTAACCAAACTTATATTTGGTAGATAACATATTGGCGATGCTAATAATAAAAACTTTAATACTTTATTGGTCATAAGTAACTATATAGTTTACATCCGTATCCGTAGCATCTACAGAAACTCCTGTTGCTACTCTTACTCCTCCTGGATAAGAAACAGATACTGTAGAAGTATTTGTACCAATATAAACTTCACAGAAAATGGTACTTATAGTATCTGCAGTAAGTTTATCATAAAATGTAGCATAATCACCTGCCGATGCTCCATTTACAGTAATATTAGTTATAGTAGCTGCTCCTGTAATAAGAGCATTTTGGTCACCACTATCAGCTATATGCGAAGCAGCTGTAGAAAGACTATTCTGTGTATAAATAGGACTTGCATCAGTACCTATTTCTACTCCATTACCATTTACTAATACTGCTCTCTCTGCTGCTTGAGCAATTCCACTTATAAGCAGAAACCCAAGTATTAAACATAATATCTTCTTCATCATTCCTCCTATGCCGCCGTTGTGTTAATACTTGACCAAGTCCACTGCCAGGGCTTGCCAGGATACTCAAAAGTGAGAGTAAGGTCAGTATTATTACCATCTACATCTGTAGCTTGCATACTGGTAACTTTTACTTCTTCTCTTAAGCCATTATTGACACTACAGAACCAAGACCAAGCATTTTTAACTGCAGTAGCATTGGTTAACGTCTTACTTCTACTAATAGCAGGGTCTGCAAATATCTGTACTATATTACCATCATCCATAGTTAATGAAAGTGCTGTAGTTCCAGGAAGCCATTGAACTGTATCACCCAAATCATTTACAGCAAATACTAATGTCTGACTTGTTCCATTTATAGTAGTATTCTGTCCATCAGAATAAACCCAAGGACTACTAGCAGTATCAATCGTTACTGTTTGTTGTGCAGTTGCCATTTTATTCTCCTTTAATTAAATCTTCCTGTGGTATAATCCCACATACCTTTTCTATTTCCTCTTCCACGCCTTCGTGGTCTACCTGCTCCTTTACCCCTACCTGAACCATCTCTACGACCACCACCTGGTCCTAATCCTCTACCCACCCCACCTACTGGTCCTCTTTCATCTCCACCTGGCATATAGCCTCCTATACATAAATCTTCTGTAAAATAAGATGCAAATCCCACCAAGACATAAATCGTTCCGAGAAGTTACTTCTACACATAATCACTTGGAAACCTGCTTTTTCGGCTTCCCTCTTTATTGCTTCTTTATTCCACAATATATAATGCTCTTTATGCTTCCAGTGAGCAAATCTAACTGGTGAAGTTTGGTGTATAAAATCTACATCTGGAGTAGAAATAAAAACTACACCATCTTCGGGTGTTAAAGCATACGCCTTAGCTAACGCATATTTAGGGTCTCTAAAATGTTCAAACACATGACCCATCCATATTACATCAAACTCCTTTTCCTTAAAGTCAAAGGTCTCAAAATTTCCCTTTAAGTGGTATTCATCTTCTATTGCGTGCCTGTTAGACTCTATCCCCCAGCAAATCCATCCCCTTTCCCTTAACCAGTTCATAGGTCTTTCATAGCAGTAACCTACGTCTAACCACTTACGACCGTATGTAAGTTCTTCTAATAAGTTGATATATGTCCTCTGTGTATGTATAGACCTATCTGGAAACTCTTTAGAACTTAGATACCCGTCTAAATAGTCTTTATTCGGTTGAAAACCTTCAGGAAAACTATCCTGAAATATTACCCCGCAGGCACACTTAAACCAAGTACCAGTACCAATATTCTGACCAATCGTTTCGGTTACATTATATGCATAAACCGTAGGTCTACCGCATATCGGACATGTCTTATGAGTTACTGTTACTTCTTTGCTCATATTCCTTACAATAGGTTATTGTTCCGTTAACTTCAATTAAGTGGGTGTTCCCACTCTATTATCCAGCCGAGGTACACGACACATCTTTCGGTCTTTCACACAACTTTGACACAGACCAACGGTCATATACTTCTTGAAACTTTTCATACCAATACTCCCTATTAAAGTTTACCCTTGAATTACATTGATTACATAAAGTTAAAAGATTTTTAGGGGCACTATTACTTTTATCATAGTCTATATGGTGAACCGCTAATTTTCTTCCTAAAACTACAATATGTTCTTCTTCTGTCATATAACAAAGTTGACATTCGTAATTATCTCTTTTTCTAATACTCTCCTTTAAATTTTCATCAAAATCTATATGATAAGGTAATCTTGAAATTCCACCTACCCAGTTAGGGTTTAATTCTCTCTTACGAGCACAACTACTACAACGTTTATAATGTGTATTAGATACTTGTATCCCACAATCTACACAAGGACGATTAACTTTTTTAGATATTCCAAAACATTTTTTAGAACAGAATTTTCCTTGACCTCGTTTTATTTCTGCCTTACATTTATGAAATAACTTACCACATTGAATACACTTACAATTATTCTCAGCAATCTTTATACCTTTTAATTTAGAAGGTATTCCTTTTCTTGTTTTATACTCACATCTAAAACAAAGTTTTGCACTTTTTCCTTTTAAATTATCACATTTAGGACATTTATTTTTCATTTTTCTTCTCTGTCCATTTGTTATATACTTTTAAGAACTGTTCATATATTAACTTAGGGTCTAACCCTTTAGCCATACAAAAACAGGCGTGGGAAACAGGGTCGATTGGACATTGGATATTGTGGTCATACACCAATCTAAAACAAGGGGCGCAGGGAACTTTTGCTTCTATAGAATAATCGTTCTCAAAATACTTAGTTATGTTTTCCTTTGTCGAATGTCCAAGTAATCCTATTTTTGGGACAGTGAAACATCCAGCTGCGTGTAGAGTTCCAGTATCGGGTGATATCACTAAGTCGGAGAACTTTGTGAGAGCCATCGTAATTCTCATTGGAACCTTCCCACTTAGATTTGTTATATCCTTGTCGTCTAAACTCTCTAGAAGTTGACATCGTAAATCTCCTACTGTTATAATATGTATGTCATCGTGGTTCTTTAGTATCTCTCCAATAACATAATCACTCCACGGGTAGGCTTTATTTTTCCCTGACCCTGACAGGCACCATACGAGATTAAACTTGCCTTCCCTGATATAACTCTTTGCCTTAGATTCTTCATCCTCTGTAAAGAACAATTCCCCTCGTTTGTGTAATGGACCGAGGTCTGCCCATTTTGCCGTATGGTCGTAATAGTTAACATTACAGCGACCCTCCCGTTCTTTTTTAGGGTATATATACATCGGACACTTAGGGTGTAGTGCTATAGACACCTCTAAGGATTCTGAAAAGTTTTTATAGTAATCCGGCTTATACTCCTCTTTCTGCTTATCCCATTCTTTATCTATCTCCCCTATAGGTACGGAATTAGTAACCCTATCAGTAATTTTATCTATATTTGGGTTATTAGCAAATACCTCTCTACCCCGTTCGGTGGTATCAACGACTACATAGTAACCAAGCTCTTTTAGTTTCTTAACTATTGGAGTAAGTAAAAGAGAATCTCCAAAAGCACCATACCTAACTATAAGAGCTGTTTTCATTTCTTATATATCTCCATTTTTAACCTACCCCATGTTCCTTCTTTATGGTCTAATGGTAAAGAGTCTAAAATCTGCTGCATATATACGCCACGTATCTTATCAAATAACTTTATTTGGTCATCTTGAGTACTTACTTTAGAATGTCTAGTAGTTACTTCATGTAAATGAAATACTTTAGATTTTGGAATAAGTGCTATTCGGTATCCAGCCATAATACATCTATAACAGAACTCATTATCAGAACAATGGTTTCTAAATCGCTTATCCCAAAGACCTACTTCTCGAATTACGCTGGAACGCATAATTGCTGAGGTTAAACCAAACCATACACAGTAAACTATCTCATGGTTAACATCCTCAGTTGTATACATATGCCATCCAAATAATAAGTCCGCAGCTACATTCTCTACTGTATATGGGTCTCTCTTAACAATCTTTGTAGAACCAGCTATCGCAATGGTTTTATCTTTATCTAAAGCATCTATAAGAGGTTTTAACCAGCCTTTTTCTGGCAAGGTATCATTATTTAAGGACATTACATACTCATATCGGTTATCACACCATATAATCCCAGTATTCATAGCCGCTGTAAAACCTTTATTCTCATCGTGTCTTACAACTGATACTCTTTTATCTACATATGGAACTGTCGAACCATCATCTACTACCACTATATCTATATCCATCTCAGCATTCTGAAGTACTGTATCAATACATTCGTGTGTCATCTCAGGAAAATTATACATGGGTATAACTATAGCTAATCTCTTCATAAAATTACCCACCAATCGCTATTCTCGCCACAATAATAACCATCCTGAGTTGAGGTACTATTGGATGTAAATAAACTTGGGTGATGATTAAACTTATCATCAAATATTTCTCTTACTGCCTTAAGCACAGCATATTTATTTCCAAACTCAGTATCTTTCCAATCTAGGTCATGACCACCTATAATGCCACCCTTTTTAACCTTGGGTAACCATGCAAGGATATCTTCCTTAACATAAGAATAAGAATGATTAGCATCTATATATACAAAGTCTAAACTCTTATCTTCAAATCTACAAGCTCCTACTGTAGAGGGTTCTAATAATAGATGAGCTTTAGGTTCTTTTATTATATTACCTATAGCACAGAATAATAAAGTTGTCTGAGCTAACTGTGTTCCAAAATCTGAGTATACTGGGTAAGAGTCTATACAGTATAACTTCTCTATCTCTTTCCACTCTTTCAAAATTTCTGAAGCATTTACACCAGCACTAGTACCTACCTCCACACCAATAACAGGTTTAGTCCCAAGAAGTTTTTTAGCCGCCTCAAACATTGGTCGCATAGTAATCCTGTAATCTCCCCCGTTGACCACGTTTCTGTAAGAAAGAGAGAAGGTCATCTTTCAGCTCTAGTATTCTATTATGAGAAAGTTTATCTGTTTCTACTACTACCCCACCCTCATTATGCCCTGCTATGTTGTAGTAATCTTGATAGTTTCTGCTTGTTATCCTGATACCATATTTCTCTGGGTTCTTCCATACGGCACAGCCTGGTAATGGCACAAACTGAAATAAAGTATATTGGTCTGGGTCTGCGGCTAACATAAACTTTTTAGTTTCTTCTATAGTTTGTTCTGACTCCCCAGGGTTGCCTATCATTAGAAACGCTTTTGTTATTATGCCCGCTAACTTTGCATTCTTGATAGCCTCTATATTCTTCTCAACCGTAGCTCCCTTGCCCATTAAGTCTAGTATCTCTTGCGAACCTGACTCTATACCAAAGGATATTTCCCTACAGCCAGCTTGATATAATTTCTTAAAGTCATGAATAGTATTATTTCTGGCATCTCCATTACAGCGAAAGGTTATGTCTAATTTAGCTAACTCATTACAAAGAGGATAGTATCGATTACGGTCTAACGCAAAGGTGTCATCATAAAAGATAAAGTTGCGTATATCATAGTCTTGAATAATACCTTTAATCTCGGCAATAACGTAGGGTATGCTAAAATACCTTATCTTATGCCCAAAAACGTCTTTACAGCAAAAAGCACAGCTATACGGACAGCCACGGCTGGTGGTGATTGAAGTGGCTTTCTTACCAGCAACCAATCGGGTATATGCGTGAATATCTACTAAATCTCTTGCAGGGTTTGGTAACAAATCGAGGTCATCTATTTGTGAGGTATTAATTATACCGCCTATATTATCAAAATCAGTATATTCACCTTCCCCCTTGACTACAGCATCAAAATAAGGAAGTGTTTCTAATGGTAACGAAGTAGGATGAGGACCACCTACCACTATTCTAGCCTTTGGGTTATTCTTCTTACAAATCTTTGAAACTTCTTTAGCAAGATAAAGAGAAGATGAGAAAACCGTAATTCCATATACGTCAGCATATCCTATAGCCTCACTCCAATCCTTTTTATCAACAAATGGTAAATCTACAATTCTTACTTCCTTACCTTTAGCTCTTTGCATTGCCGCTATATACATTAACCCCAACGGCGGGTCAAGTCTATCATCTAAAGAATTAGGCTGTGGTAGATTTATAAGTGTAATCATTTCTTAAGTATTATATGCATATCTTTGCATACCTTAATAGTTGTATTCCTATTCTTATAAACCACCTTAAAACCTACGGCTTCTGCTTCATCACAAAAGGAATCCATATCCCACATAATATGATGTTCACGCAGTAACCAATGCTCCCATGAATGTGGATTATCAAAGTTGATAAAGTATGGGTCTGGCATGGCTATGAAAAGAACTCCTCCTGGCTTAAGGTTATTATAGAAATCAGCTAACTCTTGTAGCGGATAATGCATATGTTCAAATATATGATAAGCCCAGATTATATCCCATTTACTATGCTCTTGGTCTACTACAAATCCAAGCCTGTTAAACTCTTTAATTGTTTCAGGAGCATTACCGCAAACTAATACCTTATTATTCCCCATACCCTTATTAAGTATAAATACTTCTTCTACTAGAAAATTATTATCTTTGTCTTTATGAACAAGCCCCATATCAGATAAATAGTACTGTAAGACTTCTTTAGACTCATTATTATGCCTATTCCTTAAATCAATATTACTCCATTCGGTAAACCAGATATTCTTACAATTACAGAAAGAGTACCCCCTATCTGGAAATATAAGAGTACCCTTGTCTTGTCTTACAATACCCTGTGTCACTACTATTTTATTCTCGTGACATAATGGGCATTCCTGAAGACACCAATCCGCTATCTTTGGAAATGCTTGTATGAACGACATATGCTTCTTCCACTTTAGCCATTATCTTATCTTCATCAAAAGACGTAACACATAATGGCAGATTGTTTTTTATAGTACATCCGTAATATCTTTGTGCGTTTTTATGACATGGTGAGCAGGGAACATCTGAATAAACCCAGTAAGCATTCTTAGCACCCTTAATATGATTATCCCAACTTGCTGCGGTAAGTAATTGAAGAGCTGGAATATCCCACATATGAGCGGTACATGTAAGACCCGTTTCTGGACCTATATAAAAATCAAAGTATTTAACCATAAGTGCTACTGTTCTTAAATTCCACTTGTTAATCTTGCTTAGCACTCTGGGGTGTTTAAACTCATCCACTAACTCATCCTTACCACCTGTAAGTACAATACAGGACTTAGGATACTTGTCTAATATCTTTTTACATATTGATTCCATACATACAAACTTTTTATGCATAGATGAGCCAGAAGGACAAACTAAAATAATCCAATCTGCGTCAAAGTCTTTCTTAATTTTAGCTATCCTATTTCTTGCTAAAGTATGCTCTTCTTCGGTGTAATAAAGTTCTCCTCTAGTACCATAATAAGACTCTGGTAGATTACAAGAAGCCGTCATTACATCATAGAAACTTTCTTTACCGCATCTAGACCTTCTATATGTATTATTCCTATAATATCTTTGGTCACTATCATTACAGCAATACTCTAGTTCTATAGTAGCTATTAGGTTAAAGAATAGGTCATACTCATCCTTTAGATACTGCCATTTAGTATTAAGTATCTCCGCATTATTTTCCTTAATATCCATTACATACAAGTTATCTATATAAGGATTACCCTGTAATACAGAATAACCTCTAGTGCTAGTCTCAAAGTCTAACTGGTCTACCTTATAGTATTCCTTAATTAAACGTGGTAGATGACTTGCGTGAAGTACGTCCCCAAATGCTCCTAGCCTATGTATATATGCTCTCTTCATAAAATGGTGCTGGGTTTTTATGGAACCCAGCGAAACCAACTAGTTAATTGTCGCTATCTACAAATCGCTCAATATACTCGACTGTAGCTTCGACAAACGCTAGTGTAGATGAAGCGTTAGCTCCACTCCACAGGTTAATAACATCACCCGTCTCACAGGTCGCACCAGTACCAGAACAAGTTGTTTCTGTCCCAGCAAGTGCAGCTGCCCCAGATGCAAATCCAAGGGTACATAACCCAAGACTTACATTTCTAACAGGATACCAGAAAGAAGTTCCCTCTCCAGTAGCTGAAAGCTGGATTCCAAAACCAGTGATAGTTATCGGATGTAGAACAGTTAACATTCCTGCATCTGTAACTACCGCTACGGAACCCCTAGTGCCAGCAGTAACACGGTTGAACTTAAACATATGCTTAACCCCATAAGAGGGGTCGGAATAGGTTCTACCTCTTCCACTTCCTAAAGCTGCCATAATTCCCCCTTATTTTATAGTGAGGTCAAGTGGATTATTCTACATTCTGAATCTGTAGAGTAATCCCATGTTTCACTAAAACCACCAAGGTAGTACCATGCAATACCCTGGTCTCTCCCAAAGTCCGTAGGTATACCTATCCTGATATCTTCAGGTATAGCAATACCTTCACGAACTGCGTCGGAACCGAAGAACACTGCTTCTCCGTAAATGTCACTAGAACCTAACACATTGGAAAGGAAACTAGTTTCTTCTACGAATCTGCAACCGTAATACGTTCCGACTTCCCCTGACGCAAGAATCTTACTATTTGTCTGCGTAATCTTAGGCTCAAAGAAGTCGTACAAACCTCTGATTGAGTTAGTTGACGCTATACACACATAGTTAGACCCATCATATCGGGGAATGTTTAGAGTCTTCATCCTGTCTATAATATCTCTGACGTTCTTATCAGACATATTACCAAGAGCTGTCGTAGTAGCCGTACCATCGGTATCAAACTCCGTTGATGCCGTGTTAACAACTACTGCCAAATAGTCGGTAGCTGTAAATACGCTTGCTGCCGCACTATCCAGTACCTTAGCCATATCATCTCTAAGTACTGTCTTGATATTATCGCTAACCGATATATCGCTCAACGACTGAACCTTTAGTGTGAAAGGTATTGAATTGCCGTACTCATTCATCACCAAGGTGCCCTGACGAATAACAAAATTCCTCTTCGGAATCGTACTCGTTTCGGACAAAGTACCACCAGCGGTAGAGATATTCGATATCTTATCAAAAAATACCCTATCACCACGGTTCTTTCCAGCAGCTGGTTCTGCGTCAACAAACTGACGGAACTTCCAATTATGTTATCGTAATGGCTCTTTATCCATTACATCTTACAGTCGCCTGTAAGTTCAGACTATCTCTTCCCTTTCGGGCGGGAGGCTCGTGGTAGCGATTACTGGCATGGTCATTAACCGAAGCCTCGGCTACTAGTCGTTGCACCTTTTCAAGAGTTTCCTCTCGAACTTGGCTCAGGGTTAGCTGCGAGAGCCGTTCCCTGAATTCATCCCGTTTGCGAACAAGTCTAAGTCCCCATGTGTCTGTAAAGGTATGGCATTTTACACAAAGAGTAATTATATTCTTCTCTTCATATATATACTCTGGAAATAAAGAAGCAGGCATAAGATGGTGCATAGTCAACCTTCCACCAACCTTACCACAAGAAAGACAAGTATAATTATCTCTAGCATAAACATATTTTCTAAGTTCATGCCATAGAGGATTATTCCAATATCTTTCTTTTCCTTTTCCTTTACTCCAAGGAATATTGCCTTTCTTAAAACAGCCTTTTAGTTCCGTATTATAATTCGGGTGTCCTTCTTTTGCATATTTTTGCACCCTAGGGTCTTCTTTTGTTAACCCCTTATTCCACGCAACTTGCAAACCTGTCTTACCTTTATTCCATGGAATCATATACTTGCTGTGACTTCTCCTTCCGCTGGAGTAATCATCGGCTGAGCGGCGTTTCTTATCTTCTTGCTCAACTGATTGTTCGTAAAGTATCCACCAAGAGAGCTGACAGACCACAATTGCTGTCCCATTCTAATCTCCTGTAATTAAACCCTTCTTACTAGCCAAGGCGGCTTTACGTTCTGCCATGTAATCATCAAGGTCATTCCCTGAAGACTTAGGTATAGTTCGCTCTGGTTTCATAGAACCTGTACCCGCCATAGAAGACTTACGCCTTTCCTTGACTTCTTTTGCCTTGACAATAGGTTTTTTCTCCTTCAAACCTTTGTCAGCTCTGTACTTCAATATCTCAGCATGAGCGTCTGCGACTGCCTGAAGCATACCACCACCACCAGGTAGAAGATAAGTCGGTCCAACCTCTGGGTCTTCATAGAGTTGCTTGGCAACCTTAAAAAGAGTAGAGTTGGTCTTTCTTATATCCAACGTAGGGTCTTCGTCATTAGAGTAATGCATAGTAACAGATTGCCATTCTCTCTGTTTAGCTAAAGCATCTTCTTTAATACGTTTCTGTTCATTAAGGTACTCATCCTTAAGGGCTTTAGTTTCCTGTCGAGACATATACTCCATTACCTCGAACATTCCTTCAGAATCACCTTCCTCCATGAACTTCTTGGTAGCTGCTCTAAGCTGTTCCTTAGTATAGACTACCTCTTTCTTAGCCTCTGGCTTATCCAGTTTAGCTTCGATACGGGCAAGTCTTTCCTCGGTAGCTTTCTTTTCGGCAGTTAGCTTATCTATCCGCTTCTGCATACTAGCTTTGACATGTGCTACAGCCTCATCGTCATTAGGAAGTTCCTTCTCCTCTTTGACTTCGGCTTCATCAGTCTTTTCATCGGTTGCTGATTCCGATTCGGCTTCTGAAGTTTCCTCTTCTTTTTCCTCTTTCGAGGTTTCAGCATCTACGGTCTTTTCATCAGGACCGAAAGCTGGTTCTTTCTCCATACGCTCAGAAATAGCGTCAGCTACCTTCTCGGCAGGGGTCATAGCCTTTTCGACTATCTCCTCTTTAGCTGTCGTTTCTTTTGCAGCTACTTCTATTTTTGTTTCTTCCATACTTACCTCCAAAGGCTTTGGGTGCCTTAGTACCCATCCATCGCTTTAACGGGATGCGAAGAACCGTATTTCCGTACACAAAATAATCAAACCCTGTTCCACTTACCGTTAGAGTATCGCCAGTGTCCATCGGGTAATTTTTCTCCATCACCAATTCCTGATTGTACATTACCAGCTCCACTAAAGGCAGAAGACCTTTTCTCAATTAGGGATAGTTCCCTTTCGATTTCCATCTTTGCTGTCTTGCCTTCGTGGAGTTGGACTTGGTTTAAGATTGAGTTTCTTATCGCTGGGTCTTTACCTAACTGACCCTTAAGTTTCTTACGCCCAGTTTCGTAGTACATCCCCAGCTTCGGGTGTTCACTCATTTCTCTATTATCCTCCGAGCTAACTTCTTTTTCTTATTTCTTATCTTACTACCATACTTCTTATCCCATTTCTTAGCAATCTTAGGATGTTTAGCGTACATAAACTTGCATTGCTTTTCCGATTTATAGGGCATCGCTTTCCTCCATCGAGTACGGTCCACTTGTCATTGGGATTTCATATGCCGCCGTAGCTTCGGCATTCAAATCTTTAACCGTCTCTTTGGCGGTCTCGGCTTCATCAAGATAACTATACACAGCACTATGAAAATTAACAAGAGCAGCTTTATACCCAAGTAAGAACTCTTTTCGTTCTTCCTTACGGGAACGGTCTAGAGAACCATTATGCCAGCGACCATTCTCCATACCACCAAGAACATCAGTTATCATCTTATTTAAGAGAGGCTCTATTACTTCCACCCAACCGTTAGTAGCGATAGTAGCCTTAACCTTATCCCCTAAGTTAATAAGCTCTTTACACTGCTCTTTACTGTACTGGCGTTGCTGGCTTCTTTCTTGCTCCAGTGGCACTTGGCTCTCCTCCAGAAGATGCTACCTTAGCTTCTAACTCCTGTTGCTTCGCTGCTAACTCCGCATCTTGTTGGTCTATAACAGCCGCTTCCGCTTGCTGCTGCTGCATCCTAAATTGTTGAACTTCTTGCGGATTAGAACAATATCTATCGGGGTCTTTAACGCCATCCTGCTCTAAGTAATCATGTACAGAGTTATAAAGGTCTTCAGGTAATACCACCATACCTCGCTGGGCTTCCTGTGATACTATCTGGTAACGAACTAAAGCCTTCTGTGCCTGCCTATCCTTATCCAATGCCTCGATAGACCCAGTAGGAGTTATCTCAGGAACAAACTGGAAGTCTTCCTTAGTTATAGTTACCCCGTCTACTACTAAAGGCTCATCTAACCTATCCCGAAGAATATAAAACACCATCGTGTAAATCTTCTTACAAGTCTCATTCCATAACATTATATCGAGGGAGAGTAAGTTCTGCGATAACTGTACCCCCTGTTGTATCTCTCCAAGCGTCTTACCACCGCCTTTGTTAGTAGCGTTTCTAAAGAGCTGGTCTACGCTTCCAAGGTATTCCTCTGCGTATGCTTTGAGTGTCTGATTAATGCGTTCACTAGATAAATCCACTTTACTCTGCCCATCATCAAGTCTGGCAATTTCCCCATGTTGGGCTACTTTAACCTTTTGACCTGGGATGAAACGCAGGTTATTTGATTGCACCTTAGAAGACGTAAGCACTGTATAAACAGGTGCATTATTAATTTCGTCCCTAATCAACATATTATTCATCGAGCGTTCCATAAACTCCTGGACTGCTCTTACCATTTCAGGAACTCCCCTACTATCATGATACCTCCACGACTTACTCTCATGGTCATGCTTTACATAGTTCCAAGTATCTAAGTCATAAGGAAAGGGCATATAACCTAATAAGGAATCCTCAACTGATGCTACATCAGGCATAAAAGTAAACACATACTTCTCATACCGTTTCTTCCCTTCAGGCTTAAACCAAGTAACCGTTTCCCTTATCCTATACAACCCGTCATTATCCCCATACTCTGGGTTATCCACTATCCCCTCGTTACGGGCTAATTGAGAATCAAGTATATCATACTCCCCTGTACCCGTAGGCTTAAACTCCAGCTTATCCAACTTGGCTATAATCCTCTTATTAAACCTCTTAGCTAACGCCGCTTCTTCCATTTCTCTCTTAGTATAAAAGTACTCATGAGTTATTCTCTCGGCTGTTTCTATCTGGGTTGTGTAAGACGGTACTATAATCTTCTCCCCTGGGGGGACTATAATATCAGGAAACGACTTAACATCTTCATAGGTAAAAGTGATTACATCTTCCCCTGACTTGAATTGGCTGATAATATCATCTATAACTTCTTTATCTTCTTCATCCTCTATCTCAAACCCAAACCTCTGTGCCACAAACTGAGCTAACTCATCATCCGAAGCCTGTTTAAGTTCATCTAATATCTGAGGCGGTATCTTAGTAAGGTCTAAAGTCTTAGTCTTCATACATGACTCAAACTTCTCTATGACCTTAAATATACAATGCCCCTTCTCTAAGAAGTTATCCACCGCTATAGCCAACTTCTTTAACCAATCCATCTTTTTACGAAGAACATAGTTAAGCCCAATCTCGGCTCTCTCTACCGCCTTAGCTAAGTCATCCGTTATCATCCTCTGGTCTACCGAGGCATCTAACTCTATCGAACACAACTTCTTCTGTGAGTAAGCCGACATAACATAATTAGGCTTCTGTTTTCTAATTAGCTTATCCGTTTCTGGTAGCGGAATATTAGGTGCTCCTGGGTAAGGCTTATTTGAAATTCTCTTTACCCCAAGCCTTTGATTAGCCGCCGTAATTAACTTACTCTTCCATGATAACCTATTATCCTCATCATTCTGAACATTATTTCTTAAATCAGAAATAAACTTACTAAACTCTTCTGACATAATCGGTGGTACTTCTAAAGTCTGGTCTTGAATATGAGCTTCTTCCATTTAATACTCCCAGGGTATAAGTTCTTCGGGCTGATGGATATTCCATCCATAGTCGTCTCGAATTAAATCGCTTGTAACCATCACTCTATTAAAGTCCCTTGCTTCATCCTTAAGCATCCTCGCTCCCCAGAGAAGCATTATAAATGTATCCGCTCTATCTGGAGACTGCCCTAATCTTTTCTTTGTATCTTCTTTAAGTTCCGTTGATATCTTACCATTAGACCTATAATAGTATTTAACAGAGCCAAGTTGTCTTATCAGCGTAGGGTCGTTTATTATACTGACCTTACCGTTCTCAAACAATTCTCTAGCATACCACCACATCTCGGTCTTTAAGTTCTTATACCTCTCATCGGTCGCTCTTACACCACCGTTAATAGGATAGACAGGTTCTCCCTGTTCTGCTAAGGCGTCCGTTACTCCTCCGCCTACCCCGATGTCATCTATCAGTATTAATTTAGCATCAGTAGACTTTCTCTTAGTAACCAACCTACCAACCGTTTCCATCAAAGACGCTTTATTCGTTATATCCTGAGTGATAAGACAATTCCCTTCACCATACTGTATAACTATCTCATCATCCCCAAAACGGGCTATATCCGAAGCCATAACCCTCTTATCCTCTTTCACTATCTCCCTGTTAACCGCCGCCCTTATCCAATCCGAAGGTATAACAGTATCCCCCCCAGATAACTCATCCCAGCTTCCTTCCAAAAACCTTCTTACCCAATCTTCGGGATAACTCTTTCTTAACTGCTGTTCATAATCACTCGGTAGGTATGGGTTATCCTTAGGAAGCGAAGGAATAAAAATGTGGTCTTCACCGCCACCTGACAATACAAAAACGTCTTTAAGCCAGCAGTCAGCGGGGTTAGAGGCAAGCAATCCATAAAACGGAGGAAAAGTCCCGTTAGGTAGTTTCCTTCTTAACCTAGATTGGAAGAGGAGGAAGTGGTCCTTTATAATCTCACTCGCCTCGTCTATGGCGAACCACCCCAGTTCCATAGATTTAAGTTTAGATACATTCTCCTCTTCCGACAACCCCATGTAAATAATCTCACTCCCGTTAATAAGAGTTATCGTATGCTCCGCTTGATTATGGTTTTTAATTAACGCCTGCGGTATTGACTCCAAAAGTATCTTAAGCGTAGAGTTCTTAAAGTCACTAAGGTGGTACCTACAGATTACCCCACGGTTTCCAGGATACTGCATTGACAGCTCCTTAATCTCCTCACAAAGCCACTTAGTTTTTCCTCCTCCCATAGCCCCGCCAAACAGCTTATACCTCTGGTTGGCCGTATGGGCTATTCTTTGTGTCGGTGTAGGGATATAAGAGTTAGTGACTTCCATAAAGTTTACCCCAAAAAAACGGGCTAACCTCCTTTTGAATCTTCAGGATTTTAGTATGCCCATTCTGTAACCGCTTAGCCAAAAACCACGTTAATCGCCCTTTACAGTCCAGCGTGATTAAGCTATACTCTTTAAGAGAAACATCGAGAGAAGCGTCCTTATAGAGATTAGAAAAATTAGAGAGAGTAGGAAGAGAACTAAAAAAAATATGGGAGAGAAAATTATATAGGTGGGTACTGGATTCTTTTTTTATTAAGCATGCTTTTTTAGTTTCTTCCCCTACCGTAGTGGGTGGTGGGGTAGGGTGGAGTCTATTGGTCATTATCCACATCCGATGTCGTGATGTTATCGGCGACACATGCTATAGTGTTATCAATAGGCGTGCTGTTCTTAGTGGCTTGTGTGTTATCAGGCAACGCCGGAGCCTCGTCGGGCTTCACAACGGTGGCGTCTATACATGCCGCTGGTCTGGGCGTGTTACTGATGTAGACTACATGCGTTTTGTTGATGTCGACATTGATATCTTTCGGCATAATCGACTGGGCGAATTTAAGCAAGTCCACGTCGGAGACTTTTGATAGCATATTGTCGGCAGTGATGCGCTTGTTTGTTGCTTTTAATACACGTTCTCGGATAAGAGGAAGCAAGTTTTTGCTTGAAACTCTATTCTTAGCAAGCTGATTCCCCTTAGCAAATGGCATGTGTTTACCCTTTGGTAACTACAGTGTCTATAGTGTTAATAGTATGTTTTTGTGATGTATCCTGTATGTTAACGGCATGTTTTTTTATGTGTCTATAGCCGAGATTACACTCCCCGTTGTGAGCATATCTGCAAGTCCTCTCTATCAGAAAGCTGGCTGGTATTTTTTGCCCTTCGATTGTTCGGACACAGCTTGTGACCGAGCATTGAAATCTTCCCATAATTGATAATAGTATATACCATATAGGGGATATTGTAAAGCCTTTGTGGTTAACTACCTTGCCGTTTTGGGTATATACTTATAAATCAATGGCGGGGTTTTAAGTAGGATTTATTTTAAAATAAAAGTAGACAAAGTACTATTTATATGCTATACTTATTATAGGGTTGCTGAACAAGGGCAAGTAAGCCCGAAACTGAAAGGAGGTGATTAAAGTGACCAAAAGAGAATTGGCAGAGAATATAGCAAGAGCATATTTTCCTTCTCATTATAAGGAAGATAGCGAGGCGTTCAAGGGTTTTGTTGAGCAGAAGTTAAGGAGAAACAATAAGGTTCAGCTCGAAGAATTATCAGTTATGGCTGATGACGTATTGAGGAGTAGAAAATGAGAAAGTGTAGACATACCCCAAAAATTATATACCATGATTTTTATGTTCATGGAGTAATGATGTTTCAAGTAGTAGTTAAAATATGCAAGCGTTGCAAAAAGAAGCTAAAATAACACCCATAACTATAAAGAGAGGAGGGCAAGACAATGAAGATACCACCAACATGGTCAATACATAGTAAGGCAGAAGCACGAGCAATGGCTATTGAGTGGCAAGAGTGGTCAAGCAAGAAGTCTTTAAGTTATAGTGAATTATCATCTTGGCAGTCGTTTTTTATTCAGCTCGGTAAAAAGTATCGTTTAATGAGAGAATATAAAGAGAATGGTATTGTATAACCCTACCGCATAAGCAGAGGCAGTAGAGGTGTATTATGAAAGTTGATATATGCAAAATGGAGCGTAAAGACGGAAGCGGTTGCTGTAAGGCTTTAGTTGATATTGCTATTGATGAGAGTTTTGTTATAAAGGGTATGCGAGTTATTGAGGGTGAAAAGAGTTTATTTGTAGCATATCCAAAAGAGGAAAAGAATGGCAAGTGGTATAATGTAGTTATCCCATTAAAAAGAGAAGTCAAGGAAGATATAGAAAAGATAATATTAGACGCTTATAATAATTAACCTATAACACCATATGAAAGGAGTGGGAGGATTATGAAGACAGTATTTTGTTTATGGCAGTTAACGACAGATGAGTTTGAAAATCCATTAGAGTATTTAGAGGGTATCTTTGAAAATCACAAAAAAGCGATGTCTGAATTAAGAAAATGTCGTAAGTATGCTAAAAATGAACAACAAGACTATCAATACAAAGTAACTATGCGTGAGCTTGAATAACATCATATAACTAACATAAAAGGAGAATATAATGGAAAAGTATCTTAATGAATATAAAAAAGTAGAGCTTGAGTATCCTATATGCCCTGCCTGCGGGAAAACTATAATAACCCTATGCAAGAGTATGTATAACAGGTTATTTTGTGATGTTTATTGTATAAAAAAGTGGGAAAAACAAAACAAAACTAAAGAACTATAACAACGGCTCTTCAGCCGTAGAGGAGGATTATGCGTTGCCTATGGATAATCATTGCCTTGCTATTGATAGCCGGAAACTGCCTTGCCTGGACTGATAACGACCTGGCGGACGCTATATTCAAGGCGGAAGGCGGGTATAAAACTCGATACCTTTATGGAATAGTATCAGTCAAGTATAAAGACGAAGCAGAAGCAAGGCAGATTTGTCTTAACACGATACGGAATAATAAAATACGATTTAAGAAGCAAACTAAATATACAGATTATCTTGAATTCCTTGCGAGCAGATATTGTCCTGTCGGTTGTGATAATGACTTAGGCACTAATAAATATTGGTTGAAGAATGTCAGGTGGTTTTTAAGTCAAGCACAAAAAGCCGAGTGATAGTATATGGGTCAGGTCGAGAACGTCGATTGTAGGGCATTGTGGTAAGACTTTTTAGAGGGTTTTAAGCTTAAAAGCGGAGATTTTACCGAAAGGAGGTGATACAGATGAAAATGCTATTAATAGCGGTTATGGTATTAGCTTGTAGCCTGGCTTATGTCGGAGAACAGGATTATACCGAGGTATCGGGAGGGCAGGTCATAGTCAGCACAGATATGGGGAGCGGAGTATCGGTTCAGACAAGCGGGACGGAAGTGACGGTTAGGTTTGATAACTAAGGGAGAGTATATGACTATTGATACATCGGCAATTCTAAGATTTACCGAAACAATGATAAAGCTGATTGATAAAGATAAGCATTACAGCGAGTTTGAGGATGGCAAGAGAGTTGGGTTTCAATTGGTGGAGCAGTTTGTTAAGAAGTATGAAGAAGTAGAAGGGGAGAGGATGGCACGGCATTTAGATAAGGGGATTTGAAATGTTATTCTGGGTATTGATAGTAGTGCTAATACTAATCATGGAGGAGTTATGACATTTTGTATGGACTTAATCATTCAGATAAATAAGTATACACCGTTTAAAACGATGAAGTGTAACTATACGGCTCAAGGTATAGAGGCGACACTTGTAGATGCAAGGGACGGACAGATTTACAAGGTGGAAATAAAGCCGACGGGTGAGACACTTTGTCAAGAGGCGATAGATGACGTAGTTAACTGGCAGGAGGCTTTATTATGAGTGATGGAAATGATAAGATGGTTCGTTGGGAAGAACAGAACTGGCAGGACTTAGCGGAGAAGTTTATTGAGAGGAATAGAGATAAAGCGGTAATAAGTTATGAGGATTTTCTATTCGAACAGTGGGAGCAGTATTGTGCGGATAGAGATTGGGAGCCGGATGAGTAAGTTATTATGGTGTATCATTTGCCAAGAACACTCTTGCTTTTTAAGTAAAGACAAGAGATACCGTATTTGCAAGAACAAATATCATAAAATAAGGAAAGTCGGAAATGAAATATTCGATAGAGCAAGACCAGGTAGGGAAGGTATATCAGGCTTATCCTATAAGGTTAACAAATTGGATGAGTAAGAATGCGTTGGAGCAGTTTATGTTAACATTCAAAGGATACAAGAGAGCAGATATAATGATAAAGGGGAATGGGAAGGGGAGGGAGAAGGTCGGAACGGGCTGGGCGGTGTTTATTAAGAAGTCGAACAAGCAGAGGCGTAAAGAAGATGAAGAAGTTACGATGAAACTCTCGGATTTTCTTTTAGGGCAGATTGTACTTGGTAAGAAACGGAGTAGTATATCATTACTGAAGGATTTTATAAAGTAGTTAACAAGAAGTCTTTACTTTATATAATGGTAGTGGTATAATAGACTTCTAATAAGTAGAGAGAAATAGAGGAAAAATGCGGATACATATATTCAGAGATTTACTTGCTAAGAAGTATGGAATCGACTGGTCATTAGACCAACTAAGAAAGCTGGAGTATCAAGGTCTATTCAAGCCAGTGAGGACGCCTAAAGGGTATCGGGTGTATGATGAGGGTTGTATAAGACCGATTATTCTGTATTTCTTAGGAGTACCGAAAGAATTAGTTATTAGAGATAATAGAGACGAGCTGAAACCTTACCTAGCTCGGATAAGAAAAGCGATTAAAGAAGTATTAAAGTAGAGAGTTATGCTTAATAGAGTAATAAGCAGTAGGGTGCTTGGTATCACTACCAGCGGACGCCTCTATTCGTCGTTTTGCCCTACTGCCCTATATAATAGTCTATGATATAGGCTGAATATAGCCGAATTTAGCGTTTAGTAGTACTTTTAAGCCGTTTTAATAGAAAATAGGTATATAGATATGGTTTGCCCTATAAATCCTTATTTTAAGATTTCTACCCTATGCCAGCGATATTGCGAGGAATATCCTATGGGCAAGTGTCCTATTATTAAAATAGAGGCTATTATTAAAGAAAGGAAAGAAAATGATACAAGAACAGATAGACCAGTTTCTGTTAGCTGAGGAGAGTAAGAAAGCGGATAGAATAAGAAGTGGGAAGTTTAGCCCTTCAAGCTTCGGGAGATGTTATAGAATGCAGTATTGGAATAGATTAAATGAGCCTAAGACTAATCCTATAAATGCTAAGACTTTAAGAGTTTTTCGGATAGGTAGTCTTATACACCAAATGATACAGAATATACTTAAAGGACAATATCTATCAGAAGTAAAAATTGAAACTAATGAGGTATTAGGCTTTGCTGACTTAGTTAATATAGATGAGGTTATAGATATTAAGTCGGTAAGAAGTTTTCAGTTTAAGTTAATGAAAGGTATGAAGAAAAAGAAGTATGATTTTAGAACAGAGAAGAAAGAGAATATACTTCAAGTCACTTATTATGGTAAAGAGTTAGTGCGAAAAAAAGGACGATTAGTATTTATAGATAAGGATAGTTTAGATATTATAGAGTTTGAATTTGAAATAGCTGAGTTTGAAAAAGAACTACAAGATGAGTTAGATATACTTAATGGATTTTGGAATAAGAAACAATTACCACCTCCAATCCCAAGATGTTATAATGGAAAAGAGTGTAGCTATTGCGGATACTTAGATAAGTGTAACCAAATGAAAGGAGAAATGAATGGGAATATTACCTACAAATAAAATAGGTAAAATTACAGACCTATCAAAGCAAGTTATAATGCTTTATGGTCGTAGTAAGATTGGTAAGTCTACATTCTGTAGTAATTTTGAGAATGCTTTATTTATTGCTACAGAGCCAGGACTTAATCATCTTGAGGTTTTTAAGGTTAATGTTAATAGTTGGGAAACATTTTTAACTGCTTGTAAAGAGTTAGCAGAAGGAAAACATCAGTTTAAGAATGTAGTAATAGATACGGTTGATAAGTTAGTAGTATATTGTAGTGACCATATATGCAAAGAGAATGGGATAAACCATCCAAGTGAATTACCGCATGGAAAAGGTTGGTCATTAGTTACTACGGAGCTTAATAGGGCTATTACTAAGTTAGCTTCATTGCCTTATGGATTAGTAATGGTTAGTCATTGCGACCAAGAGGAGATTGAGACAAAAACAAAGAAATATAATAGGTGGACAATATCAGTATCAGGAAAGAATAGAGGTATATTTCTTGATATGGCTGACTTAATATTGTTCATAGATAGTGAGGTAGATAGAGATGGGGTTGAAAAGCGTGTAATACGGACAAAACCTTCAATGAACTATGACGCAGGAGACCGTAGTTCATTATTACCAGAGGTTTTGCCTTTAGACTTTAAGAAGTTTAGCGAATACTTTACAAAGAAAGGAGAAAAGTAAAGTGTTGTTTAGCGGCACATTTGAGGAAGATAATAGGGTAATGTTAGAAAACAACGAAAGGAGAAATAAGATGTTGGACTTTATGAAAGATTACAAGCCACAAGCCGTAACTGACGGCTATGCTGTAATCAAAGGACAGGGTGATTGTAACTTCAATCATATAAGGATTGAGGCGTATGATGGGGATAATGCAGAGCTACAAGGGCATGAGTTTATAAGGTATGAGTTACAGATTTGTGATGGACAAGATAACCAAGGACGTAGGTTCTGGAAGTCTATAGACTTATCAGATGAAACAAAGGTAAAGAAGTTTGCTGATATGTTATGGACTATTACAGGAATGGATTTTAAGGATAGGGAAACACTACAAGCAGGTTTAGATAACCTTGCTAATAGAACCGTGAGTGTTAAGTATTGGGGTTTTGTTAGTGAGAAAGAGAAGGCTTTGGCTAAAGAAGAAGGTAGGGAGCCAGAAAAGATACAAACACATATAGTTAAAGCATTGGCAAAGAAAGAGGGAACTGTTGCTAAGTCGGATGTTCCTTTTTAGTTTTCGTTTCTTAAAGACAGGGGGTATGGGGTTTACCCCATCCCTCTGTTTGGAGGGTTATTAGATGTATTACGAAATTCAAAAAGCAAAGCGTGGTAAAAAGTGTAGTATGTGTAGTGGGTTTATAGATAAAGAGCAGTTTCATTTTAGTACTACTGATTACAACCCGACCTTTCCTTATCCTATTAAGAAGTCTATATGTATGAAGTGTTGTGAGCAGATAACGAGTGATGATTTTATGACAAAGTTAAAGAGTTTACAAGCACTATGTCTTAACCTTAAAACAAAGATAGCTAACACTAACATAATTAAAAAGGAAACACCGTTTTGATTATCTGGCAGGACACGAGAGAACAATCCCCATTAGACTTTAGCGGGTATGATATAGTTACCGAAGTTAAACACTCTAAACTTGATTGTGGGGATTATTGTGTTCAATTCAAAAACGGGTTTATACCGGCAGTAAGGTGGGAGAGAAAAAGTATCCCCGACCTCTTTGGTACACTCGGTAAAGGACATGATAGGTTTAAAGAAGAAATACAACGGGCTAAAGACTTTGATGTTAAGTTGATGTTGCTTATTGAAGGCACTATTGCGGATATATCCAATGGCACATATTATAGCACCATAGATGGGGATAAGATAGTAAAGACTGTGTTTAGCTTATGGGAACGCTATGATTTATACCCCGTGTTCTGTGTTGACCGTAATGAGTGTGCCAGGTTTATAGTTGAGGTAGGGAGTGCCATAGGTCGTAAAGCAATAAGAGATTTGAAGGAACAAAAGAAAGTAGTTAAGAAATAATTAGACATAACGCTGTGTGTATGCTATAATATACACATAACCGGAGAAGCAAATATGTTTACAGTATCGATTATACTATTGACGAGTGAATTTTATTACTCGTCTTTTTTTATGTCCTCTTGGTCGAGCTCTCCGGTTCGGTAAAGAATGTAAACATTCGCCAAGGGGATTTTTATTTCATAAGGATATATGACTGAAGAAAAGAAGCTTCCGTTTAGAATATATACAGGGCAAGGCATATTGACAAGAGATGAAAACAAGTCTCAACCCCTCATACAAGGTCTATTATTTGAGAATGACTATATTATGATTGCCGCCAAAAAGAAGTCTTATAAGTCAATCTGTTCTATGCAAATGGCTTGTAACCTATCAAGCGGAACAAAGTTTCTTGATACATTCAAAGTTCCTAAGCCTCAAATGGTATGGTACTTTGCTACAGAGGGTAAAGATGAAGATATTAAAGATAGATTTATAAGAATGAGTCAACATGTAAAAATCAATACTGATAACATCATGCTTATATGCTCCCCAGGGTTTAGGTTTAATAGCAAATTTGGAACAGAGTATATAAGGTATTTATGTGAGAAATACAAAGATAAACTTCCTAAAGTCATAATCATAGACGCCCTATATATGGCTCTTAAAGGTTCAATTAAAGATGATGAGGATGTAAACGATTTTACTACACAAGTTAGAGTATTTGCAGAACATTGTAATGCTGCAGTAATATTAGTTCACCATACTAAGAAGTCTACCATATTTGAGGGTAGACCAGTAGATTTAGGAGACGAAGAAGTATATGGCTCTGCTTTCTTATTAGCTTCCGTAGACCATTGTTTCTTAATGGAAAAGATAAAAGAAAAAGATGATAAGAGAGCAATATTAAAGTGTGATACACAAAGAAGCGGTAATATAGTGGAGGAAATAGAAATACAACTTAATGAACCCGCTCCTCTTTATCTTGAGATGGTTGATAAGCATAAACATAAGAAGCATATAGTTAAGGAGCTGTTAAAGGTTAATAAGGCAGGCATGAATATGAAACAGCTTATGAAAAGTTCTTCTCTACCTCGTAATTCAATCTACGCTTTCTTAAATGATATGGAAGAAGAGGTGGATAAAGTAGGTCAACCAATCATATATAAACTAAAGGAGTATGTTAATGTCTAAGACTATTGAAAGAATATGTTTATCCTGCGGTAAAGTAAGTCTTATAAAAAAAGGGTCTTATACCTCCAACTATTGCAGACCTTGTTCGCTTAAGATAGAAAATCGATATAGACATATGTCCTGGGAACAGATACAGAAGCTATTTAATAAGGAATATGAGCGAGGTATAAAGTACGCAAATAAAGTATTAAGAAAGAGGCTTTTATCATTTATGTTCGATGAGTTTCCCTTTATAAGAAAAATATACAAGGATAGATAGAAAGTGTTTAGAATAGTTTGTTTAGTATACTACTACACAGGGGGTCTGTTAAACAAAATCAAGGCTAATAGGTAGTGATAAAAAAAAGTGGGTTTATTTTTCTAAACACTTAGTTAAAGATAAAGATTGACAAATTATAGAGTATGTAGTATAATATAGTTATAAAAAATAGAGGATTAAATGGATATTAAAAAGCATAATAAGTTAGTTAAGCAACGCAAGTATAGGTTAAACAAACTATTAAAAAAGATAAATGAAAGGGCTCCTTATGAAACAACCTAATGTAAGAATGCAGAAAGAACGAACACCAGTAGAGAAGATATTGGCAGGACTTGTAATAGCAGGCGAGCATTGGGTAGGATTTTTCCCAGAAGATAAGATACAAGAAGCCCTCTCCGAACTAATTAAACTGATTGGGGGGATGAAGAAGAAGGAGAAAATAACTGCCAGAGATTTTAGATTTCTAAATTGTGTATCTCAAGAGTTAATACATAAGCAACAAGAAGAACATAAAATCTTTAACCAAGCCATAGACTCTGTAATAAACCTGTTAAGAAAGGAGACATAGATGTGTAATTTTTTCAGTTTAGTGTCAAATGGAGACAGTAAGCCTTTATATTTTAATTGGAAACAACGCCAAGCTATTTTGAAAGGTAAAATTAAATGCCAGAGTGCCGACAGTCATACCTCAATAGCAGATTACTATGGATTTAAGGGTGTGTTGGAAGATAAATTAAACAAATATGAATACAATCCTATTACAAAAGTATTTCAAATAGACCAAAAGAACAATCCTATAGATGATTCAGATGATATTGAGAAGTTTTGTAAAGAAGTAGATTTCAAGACTATTGTAGAGCCGTTGAATATTCATTCGCTGGTTAATCCTTTTAAGGACAGGTCTATCGTAGATGCCACCCCCCAGGATATTTTATTGCTTAAAAAGTGGGCTTCGGTCTGGGCTTCGGTCTGGGCATATATAGGAACATGCGTCGATATTAAATATAAAGTGAATATAAAACCCTCAAATGAATTGAAGATTACTTTGTTGGTTGGGATTTCATAAGTGGGTATGGGCAGGAGAAGATTATATTTTTGGGGAACTTTACGATAAAGGAATAATTTGTAAATATTGTGGAAAAGAAATGATTAACCCCTAAAGCACCCTAAAAGAAAGTGAGGATATATGGATAAGATGTTGGAAGCGTTAAAGGGCGTAAATGTTAATTTGAACTCGGTGGATTTGGTAGGAGTAGCAAGGTATTGGTATTGGGCTAATATAATAGATAACGTATTTGCGTTTGTAGGTTGGAACTTGTTTATCCTAATAGTCGCTGTATGTGTATATAAATGTGTAAAAGTGAGAAGCTAACCAATAATGGCTATCGTGGCTACTAAGGGGTGCTACTCAAAAAACAACGCACCGTTTTACCGAGTCTTGGTCAGCGATAGCCATACTTTAAGGAGAGATTAAATGACTAACCGAAAGGGCAGGAAATGAACTATATAAATCTATCTGCTGGATTGCTTCAATCTAAATATGTGGGATTATATTGCCACATTCAATCTTCGCATATAGAAAGTAAGCAATGGGACAGACTGCTCTATACGCTCCCAGACGATATGCTTTATAGGTTAGCAGTGGGGGAAGAAATTAATATAATAGACTGCTCGTCAAATTCAAAGGGTAAGGTTATAAAGTCTATTCCTATTATTGTTCATTTTTTGAAAAGATATTGGGATAATAGATTAGATTTTATAGGGCTTGATAGAAAATATATTCAAAGGCTATATAAAAGTTTATCTAAACAAACTCGCAGAAAACTTAAATATTACAGAAAATACTATAAAGGAAAAATAAATCTTAAAGGGATAAATATAAGAGTAGACAAGGAGATAAACTTATGAAAAAGGTCAGGAAGACATTAACAGTGTATTTAGCTGACGAAGGTTCTGATAAGTTTTCAGTAGTCATGTTTGTATACAAGAGAAGATATAAGAAATGGAGCATTTATGAAAAAGAGCAGGAAGGTATTTACAGGCTATGTTTCGGATATAAAAAATATGAGATTTAATTCCACCCTTTCAGATTATAGATATATGCTATATGGAATTTATAAACATCCAAAAGAATATGCAAAACAAAAAGTAAAAATAACCATCGAACAGATTTCCTAATGCAAGATAGGGGGGTGTTATGAAATATTGTAATAAATGTGGTAGACCTATGGAAGAAACTACCGATAATTCGTCAAGTAGTATTACTTGTTCTTATTGTAACTGCTGGCAAACAAATGGAGGAATTAGTATGCCAAAATATAAAGTTGGGAATTGGGTAGCATTAGAGGGATGTGGTGATAAAATTAAATATAGGGTGTTGGGGATTTTAGAAGATACTTGTAGTGCAGGAAAACAGATTTATTACAACGTCCGTCCCTATATTAAAACCGAAGGATATGGACTAAAGAAAGAAGATAATAATTGGTATCCTACAAAGCAGAAAGAGGGATTTGCATTAGAAAGATTTAATGAGATAGAGTTAATCCCTTATATAGAAAAAGTAAATAGCGAGAAGGACTAAAGCCATGCAAGATAAGACGAGAGCCGAAGTAAGAACTATATTACATGACTTTGCCATAGATTATGATGTTTCTTCAAGGGAAAGCAGGAATAGGGATATAGATAAAGCCCTAACCGCCATAGAAACCTTACTTGAAAAAGATAAGATGAGTATAGAAGATATAGCAGATATTATATACTGCGAACTTCCAGTAAATTATGATGGCACAGACCCAGCAACAGTAAAATATGAATTAGAAAAAGTAGCCAAAGCACTACACGCTAAACTATAGAAAGGTGGAAAATATATGTGTAAAATATTTGTAGCTTTGTTTATCATAGGACTGATAGGTTTTGCACTTACTTTTTCCATGTCAAAGAAAAAAAATGAGAGATTATTCGTTTTTACTCATAATAAAGAAGTGGTAGCTTGTACGTTTTCGGATAGCTATGAAAAAGCGTGTTCCATAATAAACAAAAGTATTGGTCATCCCGAATTTAGTAATGTATTAGTTTTTGACAAAGGTTCTCCGCAAGCAAAGCAGTTTTTTGAAAATAGGGTGCCTAAACTATAGAAAGGGGTGTGGTATGAGTTGGCAAGAGGTGTTTTATTGGAGCGTAATAGCGATATGCACAACGAGTATAGTAAATAATGTTATATTTTATATCAATAAACCAAAACAGAAGAAGGATTAACTAACAATGCGGCGGATGTGAGCTATTGAGGAGAGATTGATGAACACCAAAAATCTATATAGCCATACCAAAACTCCAAGAGATAATTGGCTCGTAATTATGGCTAATCGAGCTGCTCTATCCGTCCGCTTATTTAACAAAAGGAGAGTGAGATGATAATGCAATATCAGGGAGAGGGCGTTCAGCAAAAAGATGTTTATACTATCAGGGTTATTTGCACAAATATTGAAACACGTGGTAAGGGCGTTGATGATGACCCCGTAAGAAGAATTACTCAATATTGGACTATGGATGGATATTTATTAGCAGAAGTTGACCCATATAAACCCGATGCACAAGAGTTAGGGAGATAACCATGCCAAAATGGAAAGATAATGTAAGAGTAGGTCAAATATGGAGAGATTATGATAGTAGATTTAGAAACCAAACACCTGTGCTTAAAAGAATACTGAAGATAGAAAATGGATATGCTTATTGCGAGGGTATTAGAAACGGATTGGTAATAAGTAAAACAAAGATACGGCTTGATAGATTTAGACCCAACTCAACTGGATATAAATTACTTAAGGAGAAATCATAATGCCGAGCAAATTATTCAAATATAAAGGTCTAATATGCGGTGGTAGAGGTGATAAGATTTGGGATAAAGAATTTGAGGTTGAAGCAGGAAGTTTTAAGCAAGCGGTTGATAAAATATATAAAAATCTCCACGACGGAGATATAGTTTCAATGGAACAAGAAGACTGAAAGGAAACCCCATGACCAATGAAATACCTTATGACTGTCGTAGCAAGGGGCATGAAATAAAGATTTGCCCAATAACAGGATGTATTTGTATAGACTGTTTAAGAAAGGATAACCTATGACACTAAACAAGACCTGTAAGACCTGTGAACATGAAAGCGATAAAGGGCAAGAGTATTGTGGAGCTTGCGATAGTATAACAAGTAATTGGTCAGAGGCAGGGTGGATTAAGGATAGAAAAATAGACAGATACGAGTCAACGCTTAAAAGGCTTTTAGATTTATTGAACACAGATACCGAGATAGACAAAATCGCCAGAGACATAATAAATAATTCTATGAAAGAGGAGACAATATGACACCAAACATACCGACAAGGGAAGAAGTGAAGGAAGCGATAGCCAACTTAAAACATATAAAAGTATGGGCAGAATATTGGGATAAAACTCTTATAGATACGATAGACACCGCCCTTTCCGTCCTCCGCCTACTTGCCTCAACCCAAGAAACACTCGCAAAGATAGTAGTTAAGCATGGGCATTTATTAACCGAGAAAGAGTTGAAGGATATAGACAGTTTAGTAACGGATGAAGGAGAGCCAAAATGATTACCCCGGAGCAAGCAGCTCAGATTTGTGCTAAAAGTAAGTTTGATGATAGAAAATATTTGGAAGCTGTTTTAGGAACAGCGGGACTAAGCGATTGGGATGAAATAAATGATATCGCCCTTGCATATTCAAAGGGGGAATTGGTAGAGAAGTGGAAATATAATTGCTTACTTGATACCACCAATGCTATTGCTGAACTTGTCGGGCTTAAAAAGAATGGTGATGATGGTGACGAACTAATAAAACGAATCAGGAATTTATCGGGCAAGGACAGCGTAAATGAAGCGTTATATAAGACCTGCGAAGCTACACAAGATGGAACGCTAAAAAAGAAGCTGGATAGCGTAAAGGTGATGAGAAAAGACGAATTGGTGCAGTTTTTATGGGATTACTTCAAGGGAACGAAACTTAAAACCTTAATGAACGGCAAGGTAGATTGCGTAGATTTAGCCTCCGCCCTCACTTCCAAGATTGCTCTGCCTTTGACGGATGAGGAGTTGGAGAAGATATTGCCGAAAGAAAGAGAAGGGGCTGACTGTGATGATGACGCAAGTTATGATTGTGGCTACAACCAAGCCATAGACGACTGCAAGCAAGCCTTATCTGGGAGGGTGGGGAAATGAAATTAACAAAGAAGTTTAGAAAATATTTAACCGAACTTGACCAAAAAGAGTGGCGGCTTAATTTTATAATAGATAGACTTAAACCCCTCATGCCAAGAGTTTGGGTAGATACTTCAAAATTTATAAAGACCAAATCATCAAAGAAGAAAGTTAGCCTCTCTCAATAACGATAAGGAGAATGTAGGATGAAGCTCACAAAGGAAGAAAAAGAACAAATTGAGCGAGATAGAAAAAGAGAACAAGATAAAAAAGATGAGGCTCAATTTATAGAATACTATGACAACGTATATTGTAGTGAGTGGTAACTAACTCCCCACAATAATGGGGTAGCGGAGGAATAATGAGTGCAGACAATGGTATCTATATTCACAAGTTTCGTAATGGTTGGGCAGTTACCCACGCCCAAGCAATAGAGAATATCTATTGGGCAAGAGGCAAGAGGCAATACAACTATAATATTCTACGAGATTACTTTAAGAACGCCCCAAGATTTAAGACAGAATCAGAAGCCCTTGAATATGCGGCTAAAGAACTACGAGGACTTGATATATGTGAGTATGGAATAAGTTTTGTGTAGCACTAAAAGGAGGTAGGAGATGATAAAACGATTAGACTTACAGACAGAGCAACCGTCCTATAAGAACGAAGACTTAATAAGAGATAAAATCAACGAACTCGTGGACGCAGTAAACAAATCACAGGTCGCCTTACCCGAATGTCCTGAATGTAATGGCAAGGGGCAAGTAGTGGTTCATAAAATAGGTGCTGACCCTAAAAATAAATATTGGGCTGATTGTATGTTATGCAACGGCACAGGCAAGGTCGCCTTACCCGAGTGTCCTGAAAGACATCCAATGACTTATGACCAAAATGCACAGATAGATTGTAGGGTTATTGATTGTAACTATTACAAGGGTGCTGGAAAATGTAATAACATTTCACCTGCGTTAACATTAAATAAAAACAAGACATTTGTTTGTTGGAGTAAGAAATCCGTGGATAAGGTCGCCTTACCAAGAGAGGACATCAAGGACATAAAGTTTGGAGGCTATTGCATAACCTGCTTGCATAATGGATATGGTATGCTACCTTACGATAAATGTAAATGCTCCGCACCAAGAGAGATGAGTGAGGAAGAGATGGTTCGTATAATGATACAGCAGTCAGTCGCCTTAAGCCCTGACCCTATGTCTGAACCTGCGTTGATAGGTGTGCCGCATTTTAAGGAAGTAGCCAAAGCACTCAAAGGCATAACCTCAAGAGAGCAAGGTACAAAGGAGATTAGATAAATGGAAGACTTGAAAGAGCTTATATGTCTAATAATAATATTTCTATGTGGTGTTATCACCGGAATAAATTTTAGGTAGCACAACACAAAAGGAGAGCGGGGAATGAACTGGATATTTGATAAAATGGATGCCATAATGTTCATAAATGGCACAGACGATCTGACAATGTGTGGTATGCTGATAGTCTTCGGTCCGGCGATCATCGCCGCGGTGATCGGCGTAATTTTGCGCGGGATAAGACATGATTAAGTTATTGCTCATTCTTGGGCTCATTGCCCTGGTAATTATAGCGTATGTTTCAATCGTTTTGTTTTATCTATTGATAATGTATTTGTCGGTGCTTATAAAAGAAAGGAGATCAAGGTGAAGGCATGGCAGACAGTAACAATATTTATTCTTGTGATTTGCACAATAATAACGGTATGGATAGATCTAAAACATATGCACGCAATGTATTCGCGCATTAAAGTTCTTGAGTGTAAAGTAGCTCAAATAAAACCTATCGATCGATATATCATAAGGCCGGAGGAATGGAAATAATGGATTAGATAAGCATAGGGATAATATTGTTTATGTTGGTTGTCATATATATCTGTTGGAGATGTAAATAATATTTGATGTACTTAACAAGAGTTTAATTCACCATCGAAATTTTAGCTTAAATCCTTTATACCTAGTCCCCGACGGAGTAGTTAATTCCCCCACCTCAAGATGGCGAAGTAAAAAGCTCCCTATGATGCCACCTTTAAGACACCATAGGAAGAGTCTACCCCGCCACTTTATTTTGGGTTTGTTGGGTTAAGAGCGATGTATTTAGATAAGAATGCTATTATCTTACCTAGAATGGCATCGTCCTTAGTACTGGGCGTTAATTTTACTATGATACTAGCTCCAGCTATTATATAGGCGATAATGTTTATTATATCTCCTATATTAGCCTGAAACCATGCTATTATTGCTCCGATGTTCATGTTACCCTCCTTTGGTTAATTACTTTCATTTCCTTCATAACCTGAAGTCGCCCCTGAATCACCTCCTCGACCTATAGCACGATATAGTTTATATATCGCACCTGTCATAGCTATACCAACAGCAATATGTGCTACCTGTTTTGCCATATTTAATAGCTCTGCTTTATTTTCATAACCTAATTTAACATCTTGCTTCTTTCTAATCATTGTTTTTTTGGCAGCCATAGCTAATCTGCTTTCCTTTGTAGTTTCTATGATTTTACTGGCAGAAGTAACTGCTTTTTCCGAAGTTTCTACAGTACTATAAATAGATTTAATATCTTCAATATTTATACCGTTTTTACTAAGATATTTAGTTGCGTCATCCATTAACTCTCTCTCACCTAAAGACAAGTTTTTTCCTGAAGCATATTTTTTAAATAATCCTTCCATTCCCTTAGTTTCATATTTATCATATGTTTTAGTTTTAGATAAGAATTTCCATTTAAATTCTAACTGTGGCGACATTTCCTTATTTAGCTTAGCAAATCTTCCAGAAGGGTCAATAGTTTCTGCATATTCAGAAAAAGTTTTTCTAAATTTAGTATAAACTACATCATCAATATCTCCTATATAATCTTTATTTAAAATACTTTTTCTTAAAGCATTAAGCTGTTTAAAGGTTAAATCTTTCTTCTCTCCTATGTTTTTAACAAAAGAGCTTGTTCTCTTGAAAGCCATTGTATTAGCTAATTCAGGGTTTGCTTTAATATCCGATATAAAACCATCAAAATAGTCAGCTACTTCTGTAGCCTTTATTTCTCCGATTTCATCAGATATATCATCTACGGTAGTTTCATATATCTTTGATACATTCTTTCCCCATGCATGAAAAACTGCCTTAGTTTTTGGAACTTTACCCTGTATCTGTTGAATAGCAACTGAGTCCTGTAATTCATTCTGGTTTGCTTTAAGTAATTCAATACCTTCGTTAAGAACTTTATCTTCTTCCATATTTTTTAACTTTGTTTCATAGTCTAATTCGGCACGCTTTGTTTGGACACGACCTTTTAAGGTAGTCTTTCCACGGAGCTTGCGTTTTGCCACAAAGTTACTAACCCTATTTGTAACAAGTGAAGCAGTAGCACCTAATGCTGCACCCAAGGCAGCCTGCCGACCCCTTGCACCTATATCCCCTAAATCCTCTGGAGAGTATAACGCTCCTTGAACAGCACCTGCTAATGCACCACGGGCAGTTGTTTTTAATGCACCTTTTCCCGCTAACATACCTATTTTTCCAGCTAAATTAGCCCCGGTACTAAAAGGAGCTAAGGCACCTGCTACTCCTGCTGTTTTAGCAAGAACTTGCCCAGGAAGCGTTTCTCCTTCTGGGTAAGAATATCCCATTCTTTCTGTAACAGCTCGTGGTGTATTAAACAATATCTGGTTTACAGCATGAAATGCTGGGGTAAGATATACTTCTTTAAGATTTGAAGCATCACCTTTCGCAATTTGCTGTTTAGTTAATGGGTCTAATATAGGAAGTGCCATTAGGGCATCTTTATAAGCGTTAGAAGCATAAGGTTCGATAGAGAAGAAATTATGTATATCTCTAACAGTAGAATCCAATTGTTTATAAAAATCTTCAGGTTGCTTACTATCTGTTAATGGTATAAAACCCACAGATTCTTCTGTTGAATCAATAGGTTCTTTTTTAGTTGTATCAAGTGGTACAAAACTATCTTTTTCTTTATCTTTTGATTCTATAGGTTCTATTTTCATCTAGCTATCCCCAACTTTCCTTTTACTTTTACTAATGTTCCTGGCATAATAGTATAACTATTAACCGCCAAAGCAACATCTTCAGGACTATCAAATCTTGGAGCATTCTCTATTAATTTTACTATTGTTCTTTTTTGAAGTAACTTTTCTCCATTAGGTCGTATATATGCCTGGGTTATGTAGTGCCGTTCAAGTTGTTTTATATGTTCAGCTTTTAGTTCATTTATAGCCCTAGCTTTTTCTTGTACTGGAAGTTGAGAAAGTGGCTTACCAGTTCTCTTATCTATTGTTATATCCTGAAGATTAACTATTTTTCCATCTTCTGTAGAAACAGCCGCATTCATGGATAAGTTTGTAGAAAAGGCATTACCCATAGAAGCGGCTACGTTAAAAGCATTACCTTCAATAGTATTTCCTATTTCGGCGGCAGACTTAGCAAAGATATATGTTAAGTTTGCTCCTCTCGCACCTGGAATTAAAAATCTACCCACAGTTGCCGCCGCTTCTCTACCAGAAGCTACCCAACCAGCCTTATATTCATTATATTGGTCTGGAGTAAGCTTATCTATAAAACCAAGAGCTGCCCCTGGTTTTGTCTTAAATATTTCATATTGTCTTTCTGCAAACTTAAATGCGGTATCCATCGTAGTATCTAAGGTTGATGTAACCCTTAAGTAATCTTTACTTGTCTTTAGAGCTTCTTTTCTACCTTCCGTACCTGCAGCAATTTTAGCTTTAGCTTGTTCTTCTTTTTCTATTTCAGTTCGTTCTATGTCAGACACAGTAGCTTGAAGTTTTACATCTTTATTTAGGAATAACTTTTGTTCAGGACCTAATAGTTGACCTGATTCTGCTGTCTTGGTTATTTCTCCTGTATCTGTCTTACCTACTATAGGTTCTTTAGAAGTTTTAGTTAATCCTCCCATTGACTTATTTAATTCAGCAAGTTTGCTAAGAGTATCTTCTTTTGTGGGTTCGTTAATACCCAGTTGTTTCTTTAGTCCACCTAATAAGGCTTCGTTTATTTGTTTTTGAATATCAGCAGTACCTTCTGTTTCAACAGCCTTGGCTATCTTAGAAGGAGCTTCAGCTTCACTAACATCTAATGAACTTATCTTAGCAACAGCGTCTAAAGCCGAAATAGCCTCAGCCGAACTTCCATACTCAGTAGCATCTAAGCCTGTTTTTTCTTTGATAGCTTTTCCTAAAGAAGAGCTTGAAAGTTTTTTCTGTCTATCTTGTTCAGCCCATTTTTTTAATAATCCCATTTTATCCTCCTAAAGCTGTACCTACAGCCCCAAAGCCACTACCTAAAAGACCTAACCATTGACCTTGACGATTAGTAGCATTAGCCTGTGAATTACTAAACATACTTCCTTGACTCCCAAATATATTAGCCCCCGTAGCATAGTTACTTGCTGTCAATCCAAAGGTCTGTGCAGGTGTTACATTTTGAACAAGTTGAGAACCAAATGAAGTAGGAGAACTTACGGTAGCGGTTCCAGTCGCAGGTTGCTGTCCAGCTACCCCTAAAGCAGTTTGTATCTTTCTACTCTTTAGGTTCTGCCTCATTTCGGTTAAAGCCTTAAGCTCGTCAGCGGCAGACTGTCCAGAGAACGCCATACCTCTCTCTGCTTGACCCGCTCTAATCTGCTGTTTAGCCTGCATCTCCTCTTGAGGCGTTAAATCTTCCGCTCCTGTAAGGTAGTTAGTAAGGTACTCCGACCCTGCTATCCTTTCAGGTGCTAAGATAGCCTGCTCTGCCCTTGTCTGCTCGGCAAGTTGAGTGCCAAACTGTTTCTCTAACGCTAAAGCCTGTTCGGCATACTGTGGACCAAACTCCTTAAGTTGGTTTAACTCAAGTTGTGTAAACTGTGGTCCGAACTGCTGTTGAGCCGCAAGTATCTGTGGTAAAGCGTCTATCTGTGCCTGTATAGCCTGTGCTGAAGTTTCAGACGTTGACGGTGCTGCAGGCGGTGCCGATTGCTGTACTGGAGGTCCTCCACCCATAAATTATTCTCCTTATTTCATATTTAGACATCTTATTCTTATACTTCCCTCTCATCCAGTAAATATAAGTCACATCAGGAAACTTGTTTCTCTCCTGCATTAACATTTTTCTTAGTAACGCTTTTCTTCTTTCTTGTGGATGCACCCATACATCAAAGATAAAGCAGTAATCACCATACTGGGTAAAGTTGCCTTGAGAGTCGACGATATTATATTCGGCATAAGCTATAATTTTACCTTGAGTATCATAAAGTTTTGCTACCATCAATTTTTCTCTATACTTGTATTTCAGTTATAGTCATGCTTGAAGCCATTACACCACCGAATATTCTACCCGAGTTATTTCCGTTAAAATACATAATATTTCCACCTATTTCTCCCGCCCTAACTTTATATGTTCTTGCTCCT